GGTACTCCAGATCGGTATCTGCCGCTCCAAGTGGGCGCAGGGGCTGGATCTTCTTCATCTCTTCTTCCGACCTTTTAGATCCGATCTCACGGCGTCGGTAGGCTTCAGCGTCAGGAACCATAAGAGCACGTAGCCTTGCTAGCTCTGCTTTTATGTGTGGGGGCATGGGAACGGATTGGTTGTCAGCCACGGCTATTCCTTCATTGTGGGATACATCGATTATGCCTTTGGTGCTTGGCGAAGTCTACCCATCTCGGTTGAACCGACGCTCAAGCGGCGTATGGGTTGCCCTTGGATTTCTTGTTGTGCTCGTCAGCATCAAAGATGTCGTCGTCGTCATAGTCGTCCCGCGGTGGGATATCAATGCTGATCCATCCAGCGTCACGCATGTACCGTAAGCCCTGACTGATGCAGTCTACGAACTCATCATGTACCGTCTCAGGGAATGAGCATATCTGGCTCACCATGCCCTCAGCCCAGTCCCTTACATAGCCCTTGCGTTGGCTGTGCTCTGGCACCCATACCCTACCAGCTTTGATGATGTTGGCCACAATGGATAGGCGTTGGGTCTTGTCAGCACGACCCGGGTTGTACGGCATCACAGGCAGGTGGGCACGTTGCAAGTCTTGTATAAGACTTATGCCGGCGCTCTTGTCTTCCACCAGCAGTAGGTCAACGCGCTTCTTCTCGCGTCCCTCGCCATAGAACACCTCGAACTCCTCGATCACCTTGGGGCGAAGGTCAGGGTACTGTAGGTGCTCCTGCCAGCAGTCCAACACCAGCACGCACATCCCCCCATCCAATGGCTTGAATGCACCCAGTGTGATGCATCCTGTAGGGTCGTTGATGGTCTTGTCGCTGGTCGCGCAGTCGTAAGACTGGATGATGTACTCCAGCTTGGGGAAGGGCTTGCCATCTGGCCACAGGCGGAACCAATCACGCTTGACTATGCCGCCCTCCTCTGGATCGATGATCTCAGCATGGATCTCTTGGCGGCCTAGGTTCGTGCCCTCGTACTGGAGGATCTGCTTCTGGAACGATGGGGCTAGGTTCTTGATGTTGCTGTACGTGCTGGCGCGCGTGATCACCACGTCGTCACCCTCACGCCCTATCAGGTCGAGCACCACGTCCTTTGGCTTAGGCGTGGTCGAGCATATGAGCTTGGTGCGTGTACCCAGTCGGATACCGAACTGGATCATGTCCCACGACTCCTGTAGGTAGTCCCAAGCCGCAAGCTCGTCTAGCCACCCACCGTGGAACTGTGGACCGCGGAAGCGCTCTGGCTCCGACGCTGGTATGCCTTTGATGAACGATCCATTGATGAGCCTGATCTCGTGCAGTGCCTTGTTGTAGTCGGCTATCAGTTCTTTTGGTATGACCTTTAGCAGGCCAGAGTCACCCTCGAAGCAGGTGCCCTTCACGTCGCCGCTGGTAGGCGCTGATACAAGCCATCGTGTGTTGGGTTGCTCCCACGCCCAATAGGCCAGCGTCTCAGCCGCCGCTCTGGTCTTGCCTGCACCGCGGCCAGCCAGCATCAGCCATATGCTCCACCAATCGCCTGCTGGCTCTATCTGGTGCTTGTGTGCCTGTGTGCTTAGCCACTTCAACTGCCAATTGATGACTGTCTGCTGGAGGAGGGGGCTGTTAGCAAACTCCTCATTGATCTTTGGGTCGGAGAGGATGTCGTCTAAGGCGCTCATTCTGCTTGGCGTTGCAGTTTGATGCTCTTGAGTAACTCACCAAATACTGTGACGTTGTTCTCAATCACCAGTGGCTTGTCATCATCCCCACTGATCTCCATGCGCGCTAATTTGGGTACGTGGTACTCCACCACCGACTGGAACATGTCAAACGCCTTAGCTGGGTTAGGCGGCACCACGTACTTCTCTACCTGTGCGTCGCCTTCCATCTCAATCACCTTCACACCATTGGCAACCTGATCAAGCCACTCAGTGAGCCTGTGAGCGTTTCCATCAACGAATGAGGCTATGGCCTGTCGAGCGTCGTTTGTCGCCTTGTTAGGCGTTCCTGATGCCCTACCGCCTGTCTTTTGTCCTAGTGCCATGTCATCTCCTTCTAACTTCGTCTACTTTAGATGAGCCGAGTTTAACAAGAAGTTTTGGTTTGTGGCAACTCTTTCAGAGATCTGAGTGCAGTAGTAGCTTTATCAGCCTATCTAAGTCTTTGTCTACCAGAGTAGCTGTGTGCTCTTCGTCGTCTGTTATGAGCGCCCAGCTTTTAAGGTGTTTATTCCAATACAGAGCGCATCTATCATAGCCCATCATTAGGCTTTGTAGCTGTGTGAACTTATCTAGGTTACTCACTGCTCATACCCATTACTCTTTGCTCCATTAGCTTGTGGGTGCGTTTGAGAGCTTTGTTCTCTTCTTTGAGGCGCGCGATTTCTGATGTCATGTGTGCCATCCTGCTAGATGCTTGGTCTATCCAATCCTTTACCTCCATGGGCATGGCAAACTGAGGCTCTACCTTTTTTGCTGGTGTTTTCTTTGCCGCGGGTTTTTTAGCTGTTGCCATGGTTCTTATCCTTTAAGGTTGCCTCTGTCATAAAAATAGCCATCTGTATCGATGGAGCGTTGTCTTCAATAACTTTGACGTCTTGCATTGTCAGCCCTACCCATGTGCGTTGTTGTGGTGTGGTGTGTTTATAGACAAGAGCAATCAAACGCTTTGCATCATCTTCATATTTCAACCAACGGTCACCCCAAGGCTCAGGAATCGGCGAACCTTCCCAAATAAGTTCATTGCAAGCATCTTCTCCGCATTCATCGGCACATAACTCCCATGCCAATGGCATCCAATATTCAGCACCTTCCCAATCTTTTGTCGCCACAGGCTCACCCTGCTCTTGCTTTGGTTGTGTCATAACGGTGCCTCTGGTAGTTTGTTGCGTTGCTGTTGCTCATACTCGCGAATCTGCTTAGGCGTCCACGGTACCAGCGGGTGTGTTGGGAATGGCCACATTATTCAGCCTCCAAGTGATTCACCACGCGGATCAATGCCGCGATCATGTCTTTGGCCTGCTCTTTGGTCATGATGATGCGGGTACTGCCTGCGCCTGATCCTACGCTTACCCATACGCCGTCATCGTCAAATACATCTACAAATACATGGCTGTTGTACTCACGGCCTTTGATCTGGGTTTGAAAGTCTTCTTTTGTCATAGTGTGCTCCGTTAATTAAAAGTTAAAAGATGGGGGGCTGAGCCCCCTGTTGTTATGCGTTCTCTAGCTTGCGCCAAGCTTGTGTACCGATCCATCCATTGAGACGTGCGCCGTTCTTGTCTAGCGCGTAATACACACGGCCACCTTCTACGCGTGTGCACTCGTATGTGTAGCTCTTGTTCTGGGATATCTTCTTGTCGCCGCGGTAGATAGGTGTTGGTGGCTCTTTCTTCTCTACCTCGATCAATGGTGTGCCGTGGTACTTGTCGGCCATTTCTACCAGCATGTCAGCGAACTGGGCGCCCATGCTAGCTTTGAATGTCATCTCGTGAATGACTTTTCTGGTGGTCATGCGTTGCTGGTACTCGTCGCCATCAGCAAATGGGATTAGGTCAGGATTACGCTCTGTACCGCGGTTGATGAACTCTGGCTTAGCTGTGCCTGCTTCGAGCTTGTTCTTTTGCTCTAGCAGTTCAGCGACGTCAGCGCGAACCTTGGCCACGATGCCGTCTGTGCGTGTGCGGCTCTTTTGCATAGGCTCACTAGACTCGCCAGAGCAGGCGCCTTGGAACCAACCGTGCTCGACTGTGTAGCCATGTTTGGCCATCCATCTGCCTACTACAGCCTGCTGGCGGCCACAGCATTGGCAGTTACCGCGGAGTTGTGTTGATGATTGCATTTTGATTTCCTTTCTAAACCTGCTTGATTGCAGTAATGGGGGCTTTCGCCCCCGTGGTTATTAAACAGCGTCTTGATCAGCCAAAAAACGCTTGTACTCTGTACCCTGACCTGAATACTCGTCAGAGCCATAAGCTGGATCAATCTCTTCCCAATCAAGCGACTGTCTCTAGCATGATGTTCTCCTAAAGTTCTAATTCCAATTGCCTGCTTTGTACAGGGCTTTTTTGCCACCAATGGATGCGTAAGCGCATAGCTTTGATGTCATTGACTTTGAGATAAGGGATCTTTGTCTTCTTATCGCTTTCGTCCTCATATACACGGCGCTCTAGTGCCGATCTGAAGCTGGTGTGCTCTAGCCCAATCATTGATGCGTATGCAGGGAACATGGACTTTGGGTTGAAGAAGAAG